CTGGCGCGGGCGCTGGCGCCGGAGCGGGCGTCGGCGCTGGGGCCGGGACGGGCGCGGGTGTCGGTGCCGGTGCCTCGGCGGCTTCGGCGCTGGAGACTCTTTCCCCGGTGTTGCTGGCCGGCGCGTCGACGGGCTTGAGCGTTGGACTGGCCCCGTCTGCGCCGGACGTGGACCAGCCTCGGCAGCCGAATGTGGACGCGGCTCGCCGCCGTCGGATGGAGCGCGCCCCTCGCGGCGTCGCATCGCACATCCTCTCAGGCGGCAACTCTCTGGGCGGCGGGAATGGTAGTGGCGGCAGCGGCGGCGTTGCGCGTCGGTCCCTGGGAGGCGCAGCCTGATGGAAGCGGCAAAAGAGATCGTCGAGCGGCTGGATATCCTGAAAGGGCAGCGGAAGAACCATGACACTCTGTGGCAGGAGTGCGCCGACCTGATCCACCCGACCGGCGGCGACTACATCACTAAGCACAGCCCCGGCGAACGGAAGACGGAGCGCATGGTCGACATGACCGGCGCCCGCTCGCTTGAGCGCTTCGTGGCTGCCATGATGACCTTCCACACGCCCCGCAATCAACAGTGGGCGAAGCTGCGCGCAAGCGAGGAATCGCTCAATAAGTCGCCCGCGGTGAAGGAGTTTTTTGAGGCAGCCGATCGGGAGCTCACGAAGCAACGCTACGCGCCCACGGCCCGCTTCGATGGGCAGACCTACGAAGTCTGGAAGTCCGAGGGGCTGACGGGGAACGGCTGCCTGTACGTGGACGAGGGGCCTACAGGGGGCTTCCGGTATCGATTCACGCACGTTGGGCAGACATGGGTAGAGACTGACTGGCAGGGCGTCGTAGACACGGTCTACTACGAGTACGAGCTTACGTCGCGGGCAGCGGTCCAGAAGTGGGGCGAGGATGCCCCCGACATGGCGAAGAAGAACGTCTCCAGCAACCAGCCGCTCGAGAAGGTGAAGCTGGTCCACTGTGTCCGCCCCAACAAACAGCGGGAACGCGGCAACCCCGGGCCGGAGGGTAAGGCGTTCGAGTCGCTGGAAATCAGCGTCGACGACCATCAGATCGTGGACCGGGGCGGCTTCGAGGAAATGCCGTACCTGTGGACCCGATACATGGTGAACCCCTCGGAGACCTACGGGCGTGGCCCCGCAGGACTGGCGCTGCCCGACATCCAAACGCTGAACGAGATGCAAAAGACCTTCCTGCGTGCCGGTCACAAGGTCGTCGATCCCCCGCTTCTCGCGGCGTCTGACAAGCAATTGGGCCGCGGGTCTAAGAAGATCCGCCTCGGACCGGGCAAGGTGACGTGGGGCGGGCTCGACCATGAGGGGCGGGACATGATCAAGCCGCTCGTGACGGGGGCCCGGCTCGACATCACGGAAGCGATGCAGGACACGCTGCGAGAGAACGTCGAGGACGTATTCCTCGTGAAGTTCTGGGACATGCTGCTTTCTGAGAAGCGGCAGATGACGGCGACGGAGGTGATCGAGCGGGCCAAGGAAAAGGGGCAGATGCTCGCTCCGGTCATCAGCCGGCAGCAATCTGAGTTTCTGGGGCCGCTCGTGACTCGAGAGATCGGGATGGCGCAGCGCCAGGGGCTCTTGCCTCCCCTCCCCCCGGAGCTCGTCGAGGCGGACGGGGAATACACGATCGAATACGAGTCGGACGCCACTCGGATGCAGAGGGCGGACGAGGTGAGCGCGTTCACACGGTGGCAGGAGGTGATGATCCCGGTGACGGCTCAGGACCCCGGTTACTTCGGTCGGGTTCTCGACCTTGATGAAGTGGGCGAGCACTACGGCCACGACCTCGGGGTCCCGTCCAAGCTGTTCCGAAGCGAGGAAGAGCGGGAAGCGATGGCGGCTCAGGAGGCGCAGGCTGCGGAGGCCGCTCAGATGGCCGCTGAGATGCCGGGCGTGGCGAAGGGGCTGCGCGACGTGTCGGAGATCCAAGCGGCTTGATGCTGATTGAACGGTTCCAGGCGTGGCTACAGGGGCATCCCTACGTGGTGTGGCGCGCGCTGCAGGCGTGGCGGGATACGCCCGACAATGACCGCGTGTGGGCTTGGTTCGCCGAGCATTGCGGCGTGTACGAGGTCACCGAAACGCTGGACCCGATCGAGATGGCGAAGGCCGAGGGGATGCGTGAGGCGTTTTTCGCGCTGTGGGACATGGCGAACGCGGATGGCCGATCGATTTTGGACTTGCAACGCGCTGCATTGCGCGAGGGAGACGATGGATGAGTGAGGGAGAGACGGCAGGGGTGACTGAGGGCGGCGCGGGCGAACCGGCTGCGGCGACGACTGCGGGGATTCTGGGCGACGCGCAGCCGCCGGGAGGTGGCTCCTCGCAGACTACGGAATCGCAATGGCATGACGGGATGAACCTGTCGAGCGACACGGTGCAGCTTTTCGAGGCGAAGGGCTGGCACAAGCACGAGAACCCGTTCGAGCAGGCGGCGACGGGATATCGGAACCTCGAGCGCCTGCGTGGCGTGCCGGGCGAGCAACTACTCCGCATCCCCGAGCCGGGCAACGAGGAGCAGATGGCCGAATGGCGAACGCGCCTCGGGGTGCCGGAGGCGGCGGAGGGCTATGAGATCCCCGATGTCACCGTCAACGGGGAGGCGGTCGACAAGGGCGTGATCCAGGGCATCGCGCACGAGATCAGTGCGACCCCGGACCAGGCCGAGCGGCTGGCCGAAGTGGTGGGGAAGCTCCTCGGGGATTCCATCTCTGAGACCCAGGCGAACGCGCAGGCCAACGTGGCGGCGCAGGCTGCCGACTGGACCACAGCGCAGGGCGACAAGTACGAGGAGAATATGTCCTTCGCGGACAAGGGGTTCGACATCCTCGGCTGGGATGACGACTTCGTGAACGCGGTCAAGATGGCGTCGCCGGACGGTCTCGCGAAGGCGATGAACGCAGCGGTTCTCGTCGGTCGCGTCTCGTCCGAGCCTCGGCGCGGTGACGATGGCGAGCGCGGTGACGACTCGTGGAAGTACGGACTGACCAAGGAAGCGGCGAAGCGCGCTCTCGCGGATGACGGGCCGGACCTGATGAAGCGTGCCCGGTCAGGCGACAAGTCCGCATCGCGGCGGCTCGACGAACTCAACCGGGTTGCGTACTACTAAATCCGGTGGCGAAAGCGCTCGCTTCGGTAGATTCTTTCTCGTGTAGCTGACAACCCACTCCGGGCGAGTGGAGGGATGGACAAGGCATCGCGCCCCCATCCCTATGAATGCCCCGGGCCAGCGAATCAGATCGATTGATTCGGCCCCGCCTCGAAGGCGGACAAGCCAACAAACCAATGGCTTTCCAACATTTCGAGGCTTTCAATGAGTGAAGAAATCACTGTTGGGCATTCCGAGGAGTATTCCTCGAATGTCAATCTGCTCGCGCAGCAGATGAACCAGCGCTTTCGCGGCGCGGTGACGGTCAAGAGCGTCACCGGCAAGGCGGCGCAGATGATGAATCAGGTCGGCTCGGTCACGGCGATGAAGCGAACCACGCGCCACGCCGATACGCCCCTGATTCCCACGCCGCATGACGCGCGGTGGGTCTACCCCGAGGACTACGAGTGGGCGGACCTCATCGACAAGCAGGACGATGTGAACGTTCGTTCCATCGTCTCGTTCGAGTCGAGTTACGTCCAGAACGGTGCGGCGGCGGCTAATCGAGCGATCGATGCCGAAGTGTTCGCAGCGTTCTTCTCGGACACGACGAAGACGGGTACGGGCGGCGGCACGACGACGGACTGGACCACGTTCGTTGGGTCGAACGCGGCGCACCGGGTCGCACACGGCGGAACCGGCCTCACGGCCGCGAAGCTAAAGACGGCCAAGAAGGCGATTCGGGCGGCGAACGTCGACCTGAACGCCGAGCCGCTGTTCTGTGCGGTCTCGTCTGAGGACATCGAAGACCTCGAACTCGAAGATCAGTACATCAACTTCGACTACTCGGATCAGCGCGCGCTGAACGCGATGCCCGGCGACATCAAGCCGTTTATGGGCATCAACTTCATCCACTACGAGCCCGTGAACTCGGGTGCGACGCGCAGCGTGCCGCTGTGGGTCCCGTCGGGCATGGGCCTGGGGATCTTCGACGACATCGAGGCTCGGGTCTCCCTGCGCGATGACAAGTCGTACGCGACGCAGGTCTACACCTGCGCCACGGTCGGCGCCACGCGGCTCGAGGAGAAGAAGATCGTCGAGATTCAGGTCCAGTAGGGACCTAACCTGATGTGACGGGGGCGGCTTTGGCGGAGTCGCTTTGGCCGCCCCCGGCCACGCCATAGGGCGCGGTGTCGTGCCCTGGAGAACGGAAACATGGCTCTTCTCTTCGGAGACAACCTCACGGAAGACGGCCAGCCGAAAGGCAACGTCGGACTCAACCACTCGCGCGTTCGGACGACCACGTTCAACTACGTGGGCACCCCGACCGACTCGGATCAGCTGATTTTCGGGTTCATCAAGTCGACCGACCGGATCAAGGATATTCGCGTGTCCGTGGTCGACGGGTCGGCGACGGCCGGTGCGATGAACGTCGGACTGTGGACCGCGACGCTCGCGAATAATTCGGTGTCGATCGCGGTGGACGATGCGGACCTTTTCGCTTCGGCCTTCTCGATCAACGCGGATGTCGCGTACCCGGGCACCTCGGTTTTCGAGGAATCGGGGACGCTGACGATCGCGTCTCGAGGCAAGCCGGCATGGGACCTGCTCGCGGCGAACTCGGAAGATCCGGGCGTGACCTACGCGATCGTCGGCGAGATCAGCACGACCGCGGATGCGGCTGTGATCCTGCTCGTTGAGATCGAGTACGCGGCGGGCGACTAGCCGCCACGGTTGGCCGCTATCACCCCTGATACGGCTCCCGAAGGCCGGGGCATCGGCATGTTGCTGGTGCCCCGGCTGACCGGATAGGAGATGGAATGGCCTCTCTCGTCGAGATCGCGAACGCTGCACTATTGCGAGTCGGCGACAAGTCCATCACGAGCCTGACCGAAGACACCGAGCGCGCGCGGATCATCAACGCGGCATGGCCGATCGTCCGCAGCGAAGTGCTCCGCGCCCACCCTTGGAACGTAGCGACGGCCCGAGCTTCACTCGCGGCACTGGCGACGGCGCCGGAGTGGGATTACGCGACCGCCTACGAGCTCCCCCCGGACTGCGAGATCCTGCTCGAGGTCAACACGACCGCTCCGTGGCGCCGTGAGGGGAAGCAGATCGTCACGGACGCGACCGGGAGCCTGGGCATCCGGTACATCAAGGGCCTCACCGATACGGAGCAGTACGACGGATTCCTGACCGAGTTGATGGTGATTCGCCTGACCATCGAGATCGTCGAGCGAGTCACGACCTCGGGCACGAGCCGCGAAAGGCTGATCGCGGAATACGAGCGCAAGATGGGCCAGGCGCAGCAGGCTGATGGCGCCGAGTCGTCAGAGGCCGAGTTCGAGGAAGACCTGCGAAAGGAAACAGCACGGA